TTGATTTGCATTGTTGATACCGCTGGACACATACACTCGTTGATTGATTTCTACTGCGGCACTAGGTATCAGTACAACCAGGTAATCGCCACCGTCTGATGCTTGTAAATCTATGGTCCACACACCTCTTCTGTCGGCGGTTTCAACAACTTCACCTGGATCGTAGGCCACAAAGTCAAACGGTTCATCAGATTTATCAAATACACCGGGTGTTTCCCATTTTAAATCATCCTCTTCAGAATTTGTAAAAATTAAAGTTTTCCTATTTAAATCTGTTGTTACGCCATCAAATACACCAGGATATGTTTGTAACAAAACACTCAGCAGTTGATGCTGTATTTGTGTGTACCCAAATGTTGTTGCTATGTCCACGGTAGCGGCCAACGTTAATTGACTAAAATTATCTTGTGCTGTTTTTCTAGGAACTGTAAACACAATCTGACCAATGCTTGCGCCGTTGCTGGCCACACCGTATACGTTTCTAGTACCAACATTTGATTGTGACGCTTTGGTTCCGGCCACACCAGGTTCTGTTTGAATCCAAAAACGATTACCTTGTTGGCCAAGATTAAATTTGTATGTACCACCACGAGCCAATGTCAATACTGGATTGGCACCTGCGCCTTTGCCAGAAAAATTATATCCGTTGACTGCCAAGTTTCTAGTAACAACAAAAGTTTCTTCTGTGTCCACTGTGCCGGCATAAACATCCACTGCATCTGGGCCATTGGGCAGCCAGTAGTAATTGTTATAATTTCCAAATTTGTCAAAATCAAACAGACCGTCGAATGTGTAACTTTCATTGGCAAACATTCTGCTATGGTCAGAAGTATTTCCACCCAAGGTCGATACTTGTTGTATTAAATCAATATAGGTTGAAAATAAACTAACTGTGCTTTCTTGTTTGTTTTGTACCACGACAGATGGTTCTAGTTGATAGTTTTGTCTGGCGGCAGTTGGCTCTGCTACATAATTATCTGCGGTTTTATAAGTAGGTGCAAACTTACGACCTATGTATCCATTTACTCTACGCAGGTCAGCTTCAGAGGTCAACTGATCCAACGTTGCATTTAAGAACTTTTCGTTGGTATCAGTCTGAAAAATCGCTGGTAAAAATTTTAAGGTACTAGTATTGGCGGCCATGTATTAAATTCCAAGTTGTGCGCTAGAGCTATTAGTTTGGTTCAAGTGGTTTGCTGTAATAGAAGATATAACTTCTACATTATTAACTGTGGCAGAACTTGTGATAATTTCATTTGAGTCGCAATTGACTTGGTACATGGCACCAAATGAAATTCTAGGATCAGCTGGAACAATGATAATACTTGCTACCAGGGGAGTTAACTTCTGATGTAGGTATGCACTCAACTCTGAAAAATAAAATGTTTCTCCAAAGTCCCAATTGTTAATATCAAAATAAGTATTGATAGTTGCAATCACTGCACTTTTAATTTCGCTTTCGCTAGTAACCAAGTTTGGGTTGGCCACTACTTTAAATCGTGCTCTTAGACTTGTGTCTGCTTTGTCTCCAAACAATGGTTTAAATTTGGCCGGATTAAAAACTATAGTGTCACTCAATGCTTTGTAGTTGCTCAGCGTCCCGTATGCGTTTGATAATTCTTCGTTGGTTGGAGGTGTTGGTTCTGCAACAGCGCCGCTGGTGTCTTGTAACCAGGATTGGTAACTACTAGAATAATCTTTAGTTAAAACAAACAAGTCCATGAGATTATTTGGGCTTGGATCAATTCTACGATTGTTTGGACTCACGTGTTGATATTGGAAACTTAGGCTTTGTCTTCCGGTGTAGGCCACATAATTTGTCAATTCAGAGCTTATCACTGTGGGATTGGTACTGGTCAAACTGTAAAACTTATTTTCACCACTGGCATAGAAAACTTGGCCAGGAACATATCCTGCACCAGCCAACTTAATGTCACCCAGGGTTGCATAATCTAATACCACATTCACCGTATCCACAGGATTTAAATTGATAAATGCATTGTTGTTGGAGTCAACAATTTGTTTAAAGAATACCAATTTTCTAACAGGGTTCACTGTTGAGTTGACCACTGTGTCAAACAAATCTGGATCGTCCGGAACACCGTCATTGTTAGAATCTTGGAATGTTACCAATACTCTGGTAGGATCTTTATAACCATCTGATGAAACAATATTACTGTAGATTTGCCATGTGATATCTTGACCAATGGGGCTCAGGCTATCTGCCTGTTGATTGACTTTTAATATGGTAATTTGATCATGCAAGGTTCTTGCCAACTTGCTGTCGTATACTTTTAATGCTGTGTCGTAGTAGAAGGTTGTTTCTGCAACACTTTCAAACACATAATTTAGGCCACGAGTTGTGACTGTAAATTGATTGTTGTTGAACACCACAGAAATTAACCAACTGGCGTCTAGGCCAGTGCCGGAAGTATCTCCTGCGTTAGTTAAACTAAATGTTCCGTAGTTCACATTGGAAGAAACAATTTTGCGCCAGGTTTGTGTTGTTAAATCGTAACGCAATGCAAAACTTTGATATGATCTAATAGCGGTTGCCAATCTTGTGGCTGTCACTTCATTGTCATACAATCCAGATTTGGTATCTAATGCAAAATCTGTTGACTGCATGGGCACCACCGCAGACAAAATTGCACCAGCAGGAATATGCTGGTTGATGGATAATTGTTTATTGGTTTCTAATCCTGTGCCACGCAATACACAGGCATAGATATAGTTCTTCTCACCTTGGTATTGTGCCACTCCAGTTTTTAGTGTATTTTGTGCAGAAAAGAATTGACCAGTGGGTGCTGTAAATTTGATCAACGCACCTTCATTGACATAGTTTCTATTTCCTGTGGTTATGCTGGCGCCTTTGCCAAAACTCAACACAGATCCTGATGCATTGATCAATTGTCCTGTTCCAGCATTGGTTATATTTGTTAGGCTGCTCCAGTACACTGGATTTGTTCCTGTGTTGTCAGTTACTGCATATCGAGGTGTGGTATTGTATCTAAAATGTGTAAGTTTTTGTAGGCTCAACAGTGGTCTAATGCTGTCGTACACAATTTCATTAACATCGCCAACTGTTTCAAATGTGAAATTAAACGAGTCAATTGAATTTGTATCTCTGTAAAGATAGCCATCATTGCAGAAAATATTAGTACTTGAATACTTGCCTGTGACATCCAACACATCCAAGAATCTACTAACACCACTGCTGGTGCGGTTGACTGATTTGACTTTGACCACAGTATCAAACAAACTAAACGGTAAGATATTATAATCTTCACCGGTAATCATGCGATTCTGTGTGTAGTATTGTTGTGGTGCATTTGTTTTTATAGTTGCCAGCGATTCAGCCGACGAGCTGTTGCCAATGGTATAATGCAGGCTGGCGGTCACTGTCAATGTTTCTACTCTGCCGGTTCTGCTGACATAGGCAATGGGAATATTAACACGATTCAATTCGTTTGGGGTAATCTTATAATTTAAACCGTTGCTCTGCCTGTAATAAAAAGTAAAGTTTCCTGTGGGTATGTTGGCAAATACCCCATCACCAAATACCAGGTCAACTTGATCGTTTGCCCGTGTATTAACCTGGTACACATTTCTATTGGCAGTTTGATTGTAAATCACATTGGTTCCAGCAACTGCCGATACCTGTGTCCACGACTGGCTTGCCACTCCCTGAGCAGTGACACCATACAACCAAGTATCTGTGTTGTTTATGTTGTTGAAATTTATAGCCACTGACCTGTTGGGAATTGCATCGCTGAGACTAAAATCAATCTTGTTTAAGGCTCCTTGCTTGAAGAATACAAAGAATCCGGTATTGTTACTGTTGTTGCCCAGGTTGTCGTTTCTATACAGTATATTGAAAATACTACGGGGTATAGGAGCCGGTTCGTATACATAACTTTTGCCAGATGTATTGGCACTCACTGCTTCAAAGGAAACAGTACGATTTTCCACAGTTGAACTAAAGCTGTAAACTGGTGTTTGATTTGGCACAATACTGATGCCGTAGGCATCAGTTTGAATATTATTAATAATATCTGTACTACCAGGCTTGCCAACGACCTGTGTATTAACCAGTGTGGCATTTAGTACAGCAGTCATTTGCTCATACCAATTTTCGTTTGAGCTGTCGTTCCAGTTGATGATCAAGTTGGTTAAATCTGACCCATTGCTGTCAAATACCTGCTCGGTGGTACTGATATTGTCTATCTTTAGATATCCTTCGGCGGCAACATTGCGCTTGGGACTGTAGCCTACTAGGCGGCTTAATTTAAACACACTGTCTTGGCGCTGTGCTGTATCAATAAAGTTTTCGCGGGCATTTAGGTCTGCACGGAATGCCAGGCTCTGCCCCATAAAGGCAATCAAGTCAATCAGAGCAATGTATTCACTCGAGTCAGTAAAATCGTTAAAATCTTCAGGGTATGTGGTACGCAAGTAATCAATCATGGTCTTGCGTAGGGTTTCAAAATCGTAACTGGTAAAATCAGCTGATTGGAATGTCTGATAGATCTTGGTCCAGTCCTGTTGGACTAAGAGATTAGTTTGACGAGTGGTTAAAGCCATAGATATACCTTGTTCTAGTATTTATTCATATACAAAAACGGCTTATATTAAGCGTAGGTAATTTGTTGAGCTTGATTATCAAAATTCATCAACAGCACATCACTTTGATTATTGTTAACATAGGTCAAATCTATTATAATTTGTAAGCCATGTTCTAGTTCGTTCACAGTGACATCGTTGACATTTACTCTGGGATCGTAGTTGATAATATCTGTAATATCAGTTACCATGGCAGTTTTAAGCTCGTTGGTCATGGGCTCAAACAACATACCCCAAATAATT